TACACCTTAGCCATCTTACGAAGAATTCGTTTATTCATATTAAACTTTTCAGAGGCATCTGTAATAGCTTCTTTTTGAAACTCCTTCTCAGACTTCACACGAAGCATAGAGTTAGAAAGTTCATCAAGAACACTTTTCAGTGCCTTCTTATCAACATCAATCATTATTAATCCTCGTAGGTAGAAGTAGATTCAGTAGTAATCCAATACTGTACACCATCATCAGACACAAAGTGGCCGATACCCTTAGCGACAAATACGTCATAAGACTTACTCATCATCTTAAGATTGTTGCAAGAGAAGATGATCTTAAACGTCTTACTGGTTTCCTTTACTTCGAGCTCAAACGTATTGTTTGAAGAATTCTTAGAATCCATAGCTCGAAGGAGTAGACGACCATCTTCACCTACAAGAGCAATTTCTGGCAACTGAAGGACACTCGAAGCCCTCATTAGATTTTGAAGATTATCAGCAGTCAAATTAAACTCTACATATGATTCACCTACCTTGATGTCCTTATTCGGAGGAAGGATCATCGTGATAGGATCAGCATAGATAAAGTTTACGCTCTTACGACCATCAGTAACCTTCACATAGTTATCACAAAGAAGGAGTTCTGGATCATCGAACAGAGACAGAACTCCTAGAAAACGATTCAAATCAAAGATGCCAAAGTCCTTTTCAATCGTCTCGTCAATCTGAGCTCGAGCCATTACCGTTTTAATCGGTGAAATGGTCGATAGTACATTACCAGTATTGAACATGATAGACGGATTGATAGAGCTAAAGTTCTTTAGAATCTGAATCGTTTTTGCACTTAGTTTCATAATAAACCTCACTTACCCTTTTTATGTGAATAGCTAGCATCAGCAGTAGCTGCAGCACCGATCGATGCTAGATCTGCAAGAGATCCACCAAAGATGTAAGTACCAACGTGTTGCAACTGCATCCAAGGACAGAACCATACCTGACCGCCCATCTTCTGAACGTTATAACAGAACATGTAGTCTTCTGATAGGTAACGCTTAGAGACTGGATCGATGATACAATCAAAGAATGCCATAATCTCACGACTACCATCAAAGTGTTCAGTACGAACATGATCAGGCTTATAAGAAAGCTCAGGAAATGCTTCTTGATATTTCTCAAACGTACGGCGACGAATCATCATGAATCCAGTACCAATTTCAGATACTTCAACTGGTTCACCAATTGGGATCTGAGCTTGACCAGACTTAGGATTGAACACATAATCACCGACATATTTTTCTAGATTATTTGGATTATCGTCAGCAACACCTTTATCTACGGCGAGCTTAATCTTTTCCCAAGAGATGCACTTCTTAGGATATGGACCACCGATAACGTCGTATGGACTTGCATCGTCTTGAATAGCAAGAAGCGCAATAACGTCATTTGGATTGAATCCAATATCACTGTCAATGAACATCAAGTGAGTTGCGCCTGAGCGCATGAACTCGTCAGCACAATAGTTACGTGCACGAGTAATCAATGATTCATTGAATAGAAAATAAAGCTGAAGAGGAATACCGTATTGGGTACAGATAGCTGATAGATCGGCGACTGAACGGGCAAACATGCCTGTGCACTGACCACCATACATGGGCACCGCTAGGAATAGCTTACGCGTTCTTAGAACTTCTACAGGAACTTTTACTTGAAAATTAGACATATTTCACTCCAATGTTATAAGGACATTCATTCAAGACATGATGAAGCATCATTGTACTACACATATTTATATATGTACATCATACCAGTTCAGGAATATTTAAACGCATATCTTTTTCTTTTTGTTCTTGGGAATCTTGAACATACATCTCAATGATTGCATAATGGATGATCTTCATCAGATCCTTTCGATTGTAACCTCCCTTCTTACCGTATCGTTTAGCGTACTTCATGATGTTGCCCATACAAAAACCAGTGCCATGACCAGCATCAATAATCATATCAGTCGCCTGATATTTGCCGCTATAGTGTTCGTTATAAGTTGCATCGATATATTTCATTACCGTATCGACAGATTTTTTTTCATTGTATTTGTATTCAATCACGAGAAGAAATCCTCCAATGTTGTTGCCTGCTGTGTATTGTTATATTCTTTACCTTGCCAATGCGGGTAAAACTCTCGAGAAAGATGAACTGACTTAGGCTTTTCCATGAATGAAAAATCTAGTTCACCGTTCTGATTGATCATGTGCTTGGTCCATTCAAAGAGCTTTACATCATCTGTCTGTTGTTTCTTACATTCATCGATGAATATGCCTCTAACTTCATTACGTTCTTTCCATGGACCATAGAATGAAGTACCTTTGTACCAACCAGTCTTAGGAATAGGACGACTCTCATTCTCAATAGGAAGAGGTTCATAGATCTGTGCAGGAATATTGAACTGCTTCACTGCATCGAAATAATTCTTAACCAGATCTCGAGTAGATTGTTCGGGATTACTTTGGCGGCAAAGATGATGACGAATATCAATGTTACCAAAATAAAATTCCAGTTGTTTAAATTGATACTGATTGCTATAGATGAATTTGTCTAGACCTTCTTTGAGAGCTCCATGCAAAGTTTTGAATGGCACTGAATTGACCATCCATCCGGGTCGATACATGCAGATAGCATGACTATCGCCACATGAGATCTTATCATATGTCTTGATAAGATTAGGATCTACTACTTCTGCGCTATTCTGAATACGCTTCAAGTTATCCCAATCAACTTGATACCAACGAGGATCTATGTCTTCTTGTTTATCTTTATCCGTCAGAATACGCATGCGTTCTTGAAGCATTGCATGGTAATCAGGAAAGTCGATACAGATAGAATACACTTTGCCTTTAAAGTGCGAGAACTCTTTGAAGTTATCCACATTAGCATACTCTTTCAATCCACCAAAAAGATTGAGAGTTCCACCCCAATCATTGCCATGATAGATGTATATCATATCATAGTCATGAACATTCTTTAGATTGCCAGACATCGCAACATCGATGTCTACACCAGACTGCTTTATTTGATCGGCATAAATGATGCCTTGTGCTGCACGATGACTACTAATACTCTTTGAGATAGGAGTAAAAGGACTCATCAATAAACATTTATTGCGCATGCTTATCCCACTTAACGTTTGAATTTACTCTGTCGTAGATCGTTTGATCTCGTAATACGGGCTCTGTGCCCACGTTCCAGAATATTATATCACGTTCACTATATTTAGGTACATACTTCCAGGCTTTTGAATCATAGGTATTTACAGAAGGAAATGGTGGCAGATTCTCTGGCTTTTCTGTATCTTGAAAGTCCAAAGGCTCTGATATAACTTGAGCTCTTCCAAGTTCACCTGCCTTTAGGTTTCGTGCAACTGCCACGCAATTAAACTTTGCCTTTGGCCATGCGATCTGAAGTGCTCTCGATAATACGCCAGTAGAGATAGCAATATATACTTCTTCTGGTGCTGGAATCTTGCTTGCAATTTTTACTATACCTGCGGTGACCAGTTCATGTCTCAATCCAAGAGGAACAAAGAATGCGCCATTTTCTTTTGCCCAATCTGCAGCTGCTTTATTTAAATTTGGCATAGCAGCGATACGTTTGAACATAGGAATAGCACCGCGTTCTATACAACATGCTTGATGTAATGAAATTTTCTTTGATGCAGGCATAAACAATACCACTTTCTTATTGTGACGATTTGCTACATCTAAAAGAGATACACCAGCAAGACCTACACGAGGTTGAGAATATACGATAGTATCTGAGGGACAGCGTGATATGAGAAGATCTCCGCCTCTTACCTTTGTTCCTGTAATCAAATCATCTCTGACTACTCTGATGCCTTCATGCTCTACGATGACTGGTGCAGGATTAGGATCTTCCCATCCTTCTGCCAATGACAAATAGTATTCCTTTGCTGCTTCAAGACCATAGAGGCCAACATCTTTGTTGACTCCATCAATTACATGATTATCGTGTGACATCGTACTTTCCAGTTTTCAATGACCAATTATTCGGATAAACCCAATCATAAGGAATCTGTTTAGTCTGCTTCTTAGTTCCAAACCTCATAGCCATATATTTAAAATGCATACACAATTTATCTTCTAGATTCAGATACATATGCGTTGTAATAGGATTGCTCTTATGCTGAGCAAGATAATTCATCATCTCTACTAACTGATGTCCTTGCTTATTCGTAGGCACGTACTTACCATCTTCATCGACCTCATACTTACACTTACCCATCAAGTTAGGACCATCAAAGATCTGTTGAAGTCCATCGAAGAATCCTGTGCCTCCATGCAAAAAGCTATCTGGATCTACCCATTCTGGATGAGACATCGCGACATGACGAGATGCATTCTTACAAGGATACATAGCATTCCTAAACCCTTGTTGCTTTACAAAATGTTCATTTAGAAGCTTAGTAAACTCCATCATAGAATACGGTCTGTCTTTTGCTCCTAACAATTTAGACAGAGGTTCAGCAGCTCGTTCTGGAACGGTTGCTAACCAGTTATGTACTTTTGTATCTTTAGGATAATAAATCTGAAATAGGTCTGAACGCGAATGACGATGATCCTCAAACCGAGTAAGCATCGCAGCTGCACCACCATCTCTCCATGTAATGTATGTTTGCCAGTGTTCATTACTAAATGAGAACAATAGGCATGCAGTCATGATTCTCAATGGATCGTCGATGACCTTCATCTCATCTACAAATGGGCATTCATGCCAGTGCAAACGATGAGATAACTGTTGATAGTTTTGTCTAAGCATAGAATCTTCTCGTTCATCATATGCTCTGCAAAACTCAAAGAACTTTTCAACTCTTTCTTCGAGAGTCCAATCTCTCATCCAACTATGAACTGGTTTACTCTTATGGTCGAGATCTACATTTACAAGTGCCTTATAGGCGATATCCTTTGATGTATCTGTAAGTAGTGCTTCAAGATTATTCATAGAGCGGCGACCATTTGTTTGTACTGATCTACAGTCAATCCTGCTTGTTTAAGAATAGCGTCATCAGAAGGATGAGACTTCATACCATTAAACGTCTTAACGATGCCAAGATCTAACATGGCTTTCTGACGTCCATATGGATGATCTTTGATCTTACAGCTAGACCATACTGCATCAAAATCTAAATGATCATATGCGGCACCAGGACGAACATAGTTTTCTACCCATCGAATGAAATCGCAGCATACGTCTTCAGCATTATAAGGCAATGATCCAGTGTCTTCGTAGATCTTTGTCATGACTGCATCCAAGAACTGTTCTTGTTGCATCTTCTTTACTGGCTTTGCGAGATAAGAAATACACTCTACAGCATTAGTACCGTAATAAAACATGCTTTCTTTATTGACATATTGAGGATACCAATCAGCAACGTCTGCGACAACAGCTGCATATTGAAATCTATACGCATTTATGCCATTTCGTTTGTTCCAATTCAACATGAATTCACCAAGTTCACGAAGATCTTTCTTCGATCCACTTGATTCTAACCATTCAGCCATCTCTCGAGCAAGGTGAGGAGCAAACTCAGTTAGATAATAGTCTCCGCTACGCTTATATCCAGATCCCGCTGGTGGTTTAGGAAAGCTAGGAAACTGATAGCCAATTGAAGTATAAAATGGTTGTGGATAATGATTGACGAGTTTAGTCATCTCTTCAATAGTTTTACACTGATAGAGATGCAATAGAAGTGTGTTATGATACCCAGATGGTTTGGTCGAGTAATTGATAGCAC